TGATAGGCTTGCGCAAATTGCTTTGCAAGTTGAGGACATACTAGAACGCGATAGGTTAATTATTGCAGCAAAGCAAGATTTTGACAACAAGATAAAAGAAATTGACGAAGCGGAAGCATTAAGAGTAAAAGACGCAGCGGCTGTAAAAAAAGCAGCGGACGAAAAAGCAGCGCAAGACGTAATAGATATAGAAAATGTAAAAACAAACGCAAAATTTGAAGCCTTAAGAAACTTAAATTCAATCGCTCAAAGCGCGGAAGCGTTAGCGGGAAAAAGCACGGTAGCGGGTAAAGCGTTAGCAGTTGCAACTACATTAGCAAATACTTATCAAAGTGCGCAAGCCGCTTTTGCAAGTCAAGTAATACCAGGCGATCCTAGTAGCCCACTTAGAGGAGCAATAGCGGCAGCGGCAGCGGTAGCGTCTGGACTCGTAAACGTTAAGCAAATACTAGCGGTAAAGGTAGCGGGTCAAGGTGGTGGCTCTGGTGGTAACACAGCAACCGCACCAGCAACGCAGCAGCCAGCGTTTAATCTAGTAGGTAGGTCAAATGTAAACCAATTACGAACAGGCTTAGACCAGCAAGATACACCTCCTGTTAGAGCCTTTGTAGTGGGTCAAGATGTTACAAGCCAGCAAGCCGCAGACCGTAGTACAAGGTCGCAGGCTGCTTTTGGATAATAAAAAACCCTATCGATTTGATAGGGTTTAGTTTTTTAAGGCTCAAAGGTAATACTTTCGACGTTTCTTATTTGTATCTCGTCGCCTGTTGCTTTGTTGTGCTGGCTTAACTTTAATAAAGTCATCGCCCTGTCCATTTCGTACTTAATACTTTTAGACGCTTCCTTTGCGAGGTTAGCGTGGCTGTTTGCCGTTTCGACATCAATCTCTTTGTTGTCTAGTTTTTCCATTTGTCCGAAGATAAATGCGAGTAATGATTTGTTGTTTACTGGTTTCATATTTATTGTTTTACTTGATTTAATTGTTGAGTGTAACGGTATGTTACGATTGATAATTTTTGCAGTTCTATTAATTCGGGTGAAATATCATTTTCTTTAAAGCCTTTTTTATTAAGTAGAGTTTTAAAGTACATTTCTGTATTCATATATTCTTTGAGATATTTTTTTTGTGTTTCTTTATAAGTATCAGTTTGCTTGTATTTTTTTTTGCTGTTTTTAAAAGCATCACTTAGATTATATTTTTTTCTGCTTTTTAAAAAAGCATCACTTTTATTATATTTTTTTTGCGCTTCTTTACAAGCATCACTTTTATTATATTTTTTAATGTACTCTTTACTACAAAGTTTACACTTAGGTCTTAAATAATTTCCGTTTTTATAAAACTCACTCAACTCTTTTTCCTCTTTACACTTACTACACGTCTTCATTTGTTTGTTTTGATTGGTGTAAATATACACTTAACTAATTGATATAAACAAGCAAAATCGTATTTATTTTTATTTTGAGTTAAACAAAAGGTTTAGGCTATCGTTATAACTATATGAGAATCTACAACGTTGAGTATAATCCAAAGGAAAACGAAGGTGTCTACGCTTTGTCGGTGGTTAAAAGTCCAGCCATGCAAAGCAACTGGATAACACTATCCGAGCAAAAAAAGACGGTAAAACTTGCAACGGTAGACGAGGAAAGACGCATACTTATGGGCATAGCCTTAGTGCCTAACAAACCTATTTTTAGAAGTGACGAAAGCGGAGATTATAACCTAGTTTTTTCTAGCAAAACTATTGTGCAAGCCGCTCACGACTTTGTCAAAAAAGGCAACGTAAACAACAGCACACTAGAGCATGAGATTGATTTAGGAAGCGATGCGGTGAGCGTTGTAGAATCGTGGATTATAGAAGACGACGTACACGACAAGACGCGCAAGTTTGGATTTACTGACCGCGTAGGCTCATGGGCTGTTATGATGAAAGTACACGATGACAAAGTATGGCAAGACGCCAAAGACGGCAAGATTTTAGGCTTTAGTATTGACGGAATTTTTAACTTAAAAGAGATAACTAAAAATGTAACTATGAATAAACAAAATGAGTCCAAAGGGATTTTGCAGCGATTAGGGGAAGCCTTAATTAACGCATCAAAACCAGCGGACGTTAAACTAGCAGGCAGCGTTTTAACCGCTGACGGTGTAGAAGTCTTTTATGACGGCGAGGCACTAGAGGTAGGCACGGTGGTGTTTATTGAGAACGAGGGCGAGCAAGTACCTTTACCAGTAGGTGAGTATAGCCTAGAGGACGGAACTATGATGGTGATTGCAGAGGAGGGTATAATCGCAGAGATTATGCAACCAGAAGCAGCACCAGCAGAGGAGGCTCCAGAAGTTGAAGCGGAACTATCCGACGACGAAATGAATAAGTTTTTTAACGCGTTAGAAAAAAGATTCGGTTTAAATTCTTTGACCACGCAACTAGCTGAGGTTAAGCAAGAAAACGCAGACTTTAAAATAGCACTTTCTAAAATGGGCGAGCAGCCAGCAACAACACGCATACAAGCAAAATCACAAGTAACACTAACCGAAAGACCAGCAACCGCCAAAGGGCGTATTCTTGCTCAAATTCAAAAAAATAGAAACTAAAAAATGGCAACAACTACAACAGTATCAAGTAACTATGCGGGCAAGGTCGCAGGTGAAATAATCGGTGCAGCATTCAGAGAAGCTGACACTCTAGCAAAGGGGTTAATTACGCCTTTATTTAACGTAAACGATAAAATCAGTTTGCGACGCATTAGATACACAGACGGCACAGTTGCTTATTCTTGTGGATTCACTCCATCGGGTGCAATACTTCTTAATGAGCGACAGATAATTCCTGTTAAGTTGATGAACAACTTAGAAGTATGTAAGGAAGATTTTAGACAGACATGGAGCGAAGACGGTTTTGGTGCAAGCGCATTTAACGACACTCTAGCTGCTGACATCGAAAGCGCAATCCTTGCTGAAGTTCTAGCAAGCACAGCACAACGCACAGATGACCTTATATGGAACGGAGATTCAGATAATGCAGGTGAGTGGGATGGCTTTACAAAGTTGTTTGCAGCCGACGCAGCAGTAGTTAAGCCTACCGCAGCAGGAGCAATAACAAAGGACAACGTAATAGCAGCTTTAGAGTTGGTAGAAAATTCAATTCCTACCGCAATGCTACGCAAGAGCCTTGTATTTATTGTATCTCCTGACGTTGCTACTAAGTACTTGCAGAAGCTTACCTCTTTCGGAGCGATAAACGGTCTAGGTGGAAACGCTAACGCATCATTAGTATTCGGACGTTACACTTTAGAGATAGTAAACGGACTTGCTGACAACACGATAGTTGCTTATGAGGTTAAAAACCTTGCTTTTGCAACTGGATTGCTAGGCGATCACAACGAAATCAGAGTTAAAGACATGGAAGATGTGTTATTTGACGGTCAGGTTCGTATGAAAATGGTGTACAACGGTGGTGTAAACTACTATAATAGTGAGGACATCGTTTATTACGTAGGTGCATAATGAGTTGTTTGGTAACAAAAGGACGTACAGAACCATGTAAGGACACGCTCGGAGGTATTCGAGCGGTGTACCTTGCGGATTTTGTCGAGGCAGATGGAGCATTTACAGTACTAGACGGAGCGGTAACAGCTATTGCAGCAGAGTTAACCACGGTTTACAAGTTTGAAGCACTAGCAGAGGGCAATACTTTTGACCAAGGTCTAATAGGCAGCCGTGAGGCAGGTACAAGAGTTAACACTCAAACACTTACTTTAGTATTAAAGAAGCAAGATGTGTTAACACACGCGCAAGTTGACAAGATAGTTGCTGGCAGACCTGTAATAGTCGTTAGAGATAATAACGATAATTACCACGTCGCAGGAATTAGCGAGGGTATGGAAACCACAGGAAGCACTATCGGAACAGGTGGCGCAAAAGCAGATTTTAACGGCTACAATTTAACGTTTTCAGCACAAGAGAATAAGATAGCACCGCTTTTAGATTCAGCAACAAAAACCGCACTTGAAGCATTAGTTGACGGCACACCGATTAACCCATAGTAAAACAAATATTTAAGCAAAAAGCCTCTAATTAATTTTAGGGGCTTTTTTTATTAAACAAATACACATGCAAATCGTTTTAACTACATGCAGATAGTTAACCAGGACTTAGCAAATTTTAACTTTAAGTTTATACCTCGTAGTTTTAACCTTTTGGAAGTGTTTTATACGCTAAAAGACAAGGCAAACGGTAACACTTTTACGTCGGAAACGTTCGCGCCTAACGTGGAGGTGCTGGGCTATTTGTCATTTACAATGCCGACAGACAGCATAACATTAAGCGAGGGCAGCAACTTAACTATCGATATTTATAACGGTTTAAAAGTGGTTTATAGAGGCGAAATCTATTGCACAAATCAAACCGACTTACAAAATTACACACTAAGAGCATGAGCGACATAAAAGTAATACAGTTAAACAATTACGTTAAGCCTAAAATAGAGGAGGTAAGAGGTAAAGATTGGGTTTTAAACGGAAAAGACAATTCGTATTTTCAGTACGTCGAAGATAGGTATATCGGAAGTCCAACGAATAGCACAATTATAAACGGTTACAGAAACCTTTATTTTGGGCGTGGCTTATACGCTAGAGATGCAGCACGCAAACCTATGGATTATGCTAAGATGCTAGCGGCTATACCTAAGCGAGATATGCGTAAGGTTATAAAAGATTATGCTTTGCAGTTTAACGCTGCGTTTCAAATCATCACAAACAAAAACGGAACAAAGCAAGCCAAGTATATAGACGTTACAAAATTAGCGTTTAACAAGGTTAACGAGGACGGAGAAGTAGATGGATTTTGGTATTCTGAAAACTGGAAAGAAACCAAAAAAAGCCCGCCACAATTTATACCTAAATACGGAACTACCAACGGCAAAGAAACTGAAATTTTATATATAAACGATTCGCAAGATAGCGCGTCTTATTACTCTTTACCAAAGTATCAAGGCGGGTTGCAATATGCAGAAATGGAAGAAGAGATTTCCAACTATTATATAAACCACATTAAAAACGGTTTTTCTTACGGCTACATTGTAAACATGAATAACGGTGTTCCTGCAAGCGAAGAGCAACGCGAAGAGATTGAAAGACGTATAAAGATGCAAATGACTGGCAGTACAAACGCTGGCAAGATTATCATATCATTTAACGACGGCAAAGAAGCTGCGGTAGAAATAGTGCCTTTGCAAGTTAGCGACTCGCATAAGCAATGGGAAAGCATAAACAAGCAAGGCGAGGAAAAAATAATGCGCGCTCACGGTGTAGTATCGCCTGTGCTTTTTGGTATTAAAGATAACAGCGGGCTAGGCAATAACGCAGACGAACTACAAACCGCTTTAAGTTTGACAATGGATATGCGCATTAATCCAGAGCAGGACTTAATAATAGATAGCATCACACCATTTTTGCAAGAGCAAGGTATAAATTTAGACCTTTACTTTGAAGCCTTAAATAAAAAAGAGGAGCAAGAGGAAATGATGGACGCGCCAGTGGGTAAAATATCAAATCCTACCGACGCTCTAGTTGGTGTTACAGACCAAAAGAAA